AGTCTTTAACAAACTGGATAACATTCTCAACTGAACGTTTATCATGATAAGGTATCTGCATATCAGACAGAACAACAATGCGTTTCATAATTACCTACTTACATTGATCCCATTGCTTGTCAACAACAAGCAGTGAAATAATAGCATAGTTTAAAATGTCAATGAAAGTATCACGAAGACTTTCATTGTTTGGTTTGTTATCAGTGCGAAGTAGATTGTCAGCGCGTTGAACTTTATCGTGCAACCTAACAATCAAACCATTCAGCGGTCCACCCGGAGACAAACTAATACTGTTAGGTCCATAGTCTTTATGCTTTTGAACCAACAAATTAATAGCCTCATCTGCAACATTAATAGCAGCAGTGCGAAGAGGATGTTTCAAATCAGAAGTTACCTTAACTGGTTGCTCCTTGCTATTTGAATAGTTATCAAGTCTCCACTTGTCGCAGTCGTAACAGTAACAATTCTTAACCCCAAGTCCTGTAGTTTTGCAACGACTGCTATAACTTCTTCGGTTGTAAAATTCTTTATCATTCATTAACTAACCTTCTCCATAAAATAATCAGCACCATAAGTCAAGTACATAGAGTTTACATCCTGACCTTCTGGCATCTGAATCACAATAGTATTATTAAATTCTTTACTTAACATCTTAGCAAAATCACTACCCGGCTGGTCACCATCTGCAAACACATACACATACTCAAAGTCAGACAACAACCTAGAGTAATGTGGCTTCCAACTGTTAGCACCGGGAACACCAACAGCAGGAATGTTACACAATCTATCCAACGTTACTGCATCAATCTCTCCTTCACAAACAGCAATAGCACTACCAGCATACTGCAAAGCATTCACATTAAATAACCTTGTAGTAGTACCAGCCATTCCCATATACTTAGGTTCTTCTGGACCCATAGCACGGAAACGTAAATCAACCACACCAGTAGGTGTGATGTAAGGAATTGCTAAACGATTAACAAATTGTTCCTGTCCGGGTAGTGGGTCAACGACGACTCCGAATCGAATCTTTGTTGCTACTTCTAGACTGAATCCGCGCTTTGCCAGATACCCTTCTGCCAAGGGCAGATGCGCCTCGTAGTGGCTTGTAGATTTCTCCAGTAATATTTTCTGCGATCTTGATACTTTCAAGAAAAGTCACCCCTTCATATTCTTTAATAACATTAAATCCGTTACCTTTAATTCCACAACCATGACAAACAAAAATGTTTTCATGCAATGACACACCTGCTGAAGCATGATTGTCAGAATGAAACGGGCATTTAATTTTCTGCCAACTCATGTACCCTTCACGTACACGACCGCCATAATGTTCAATAACTTTTTGTATAGGCGGTAATAATTGTTCCATCAATACCCCGCTTTATCTAACAGTTGATACCACAAGTCAACTGGCATAGTTGCATACCACTCGCCAACATTAGTAGTACCTTTCTTCTTATGAATAACAACACCAGTATCAGCATTGTCATTTTGTATTTCAACTTCTAACTCACGCAGCCACTCAGGTAAAGTCATACGTGCATGGTTCTTAACTTCAATAACAACTTCAGGAATACCTGCAATGTCACCACGGTCATTAACACCACTGAGACTACGACGCTCTACATTCTTACGTCCTTGTTTCTTTAACCAGTTAACAACAGCAGTTTCAGCAGACGTACCTTTCTGTTTGCTTTTACTCATGCTTTAACCAACGGTCTATAGACTTCGGAAGTAAGATGATAAAACCTACAATGAGGACACCTGTAATATCTAGACTCATTCTTATTCCTTCGATGTGACTTGTGACCAATAGAAGCCAACGCTAACTTAGCAGCAATACTATCCTTATACTTCCTCTTCCTGCACTTCATCCCTCTCCTCAAAAATATTTTTCAACTCTGACATAGCAACAGTCTCATTGTCACTAATCAAAGCCTGAACTTTATTCAGTTTATCTTCTGCATCTTCCATTAACATAACATAATACACACGCAACTCTGCTTCCAAAGTACGCATTGCTTCTAAAACTTTATCAGTAGGAATAACATCTTCAGACCTACCAATAATAGGAACATCAAACTCCATTACTTTATCTCCTCAATAGAATCAATATTTACATAGTCCCAACCATGTGACCAGTTACTACCAGATACAGAATACTCAGATTCAAATAAAGAAATTGCAGCGGCTTCTATATCTGCATCATCAATAGGAGTTCCATCTGTAATAGGTTCAACTTCTACATCAACTTCATTGGTAAAATTACCAGTCAAACATACTTTAAATGTTGGCATTACTTACCTTTCTGTTATTATTAATTAAAGAAACAAGCCATTCGCTATAGTCCCAACCTGACGGACACGCACCATGCTCTTCTCTAATAATAGTTATTGCATAGTTTATTCCTTTACTATAACCAAGTTCATAAGACTTAGTACAACCAGCACACGGACAGTGGTCATCTTTAAGCATCGTTATCACCACGCACTACATCAATAGCATCTTGTTTATCAATGTCACAATCATCAGCAAAAACAAAATCTGCTAAATCATTTGCTGCATCATTACGTCCACGCCTGTAGGCTTTCTTGGCTGTAATACAACCACCACAATGCATAGTAGGTCTAGGATCAAACGGAACAAAACTATAAAAACAATCTGGCTCATGCATTATAAATCATTATCCTTATGTATCTTATTGATAAGGGCAGCAAACTCTTCGGTATTAAAAACTTCAGGTAGTTCAGATAACTCATGCAATACCCAGTTTAAACCCTGACGTTTGCCTTGCTTAACACCAATTGCAAAACCTTTATCAAAGGCTTCTGTCTTTGATTCCCATTCTGTTTTTACAATAGTATTAACAATTACTGTTATGTCATCAGAAGTTAACTTCATTCTTGCTTCTTCAGATAACTGTTCTAACCAACCACTCATAACGAATTCTCCGTTCCATCAACATTCCATTCAGTGCAGATACGTTGAACTGCATCATCTAATTCTTTACATAAAATATTTAAATCTTCATGAGGAATATGTGTAACCATATCTTCATAAAGAGTAGAACGCCAAACAATTACATCTTTGGCGGCATCCTCGCGTCCGCGTTGGTAGGCGGCGCGGAGTGGCTGACACACCCAGCAGCCCTCTACAAACCAGTCGTCTTTGTTGGTGCATTCAGGTTCGTGGTTCATCGTGCTTCCTCCAAGTCTGCAATAAACATATACTCAGGATTAAACTGCAACCAAACAGGTGACTTGCCACTAGCATCAGCCTTACCATAACGGTTCTTAACTGAAGCAACACCTAGCAAACCAGAATTGTTTTGACCAACAGTAAGAATCAAAGCAGGTAACTGAGCAACTTTACCTTGTAAAGAACTACGAGGTTGACACGGGTCACCAGCATAACCTTCTTGCGTATGATGTAGCACAAGAATAGCAGCATTAGTATCACGTGCTAAATACTTTAACTCTTTCAAAGCAGAACGCATGTTACTGAACTCTTCGCCACCATCAATACTGATATCCATAAGATTATCAATAACAATTAAGGCAGGTGATTCTCCAAGAAGTTCTTCAACTGCGGTAACTTCGTCGTCAATGTCAGATAGACTAGGACTGGAATCAAAACTCCAGTAAATATGACTAGCCAAAGCAAGATTGTTCCGGCTAGTAATAGGATCTTCTGAGATAATTTTCTCTGCTTCACTTTGCGATACTCCTGTAATCATAGAATATAAACGCATAGCCATAGTATGCGCATTAGTATCAGCCGAAAGATAAAGAGTAGGTGCTTGCATACGCAACGCTAACGCTAATGCAAGAGTAGATTTACCAGCACCGGGAGTGCCAGCAATCATACTAACCTCTGCTCTACGTAAAACAATCTGGTTGTTTTCAAACGTACGAAATACAGTAGGCATAGGTTCACCACCGATATCGGGACGACCAACAGATCTACTTAAAGTTTTCATCTTACCACCATGCCATGTAACAAAAGTCTTCTTCTCCTGTTTCAATTGCTTTATCAATAATCTTTAATGTATCTTGCAAGTCTTCATAATAATATTCATCATACTCAGTTGAACCAAAAAAGAAACCAGCACCTGTTGGTATTAACTTAGGTGCTAAAGATTTATTTGCTAACGCTTGATTAACATCACTCTGAAGATTTTTCAAATCAGATAAGTTAACTGGTATAACTTCACAACTAACATCATCACCATTATTTAAGTTATCAATAAACCATTTGTGAATACCATTGGCTTTACGCCAGTAACCAATTTCAGGTCCGTCACTATTCGGTTTACCGACGAACAAATACATATCTAATCCCATTACTAACTCCTTCTTTGTGTAATAAAAAACTAGGGAGAGATAGTCTTCCCCTACTACCTCTCCCTAGTTCGCTTATGTTAGAACGTAGCCCACTCTGGGTCGTTCGGCTTGACGTAAACAGGCTTGCACTGATCGGCTGTACCCTTAGGTGTTGGGCAGTAGTAAGCCTTATAAGGACCCCACTGTCCACTACCTTCACGCTTAGTCATTTCACCATGAACACACTGCTTAACTGCAGAACCTGTTAATGGATTAAAAGCAGAAGGGGTAACCGGCGGTGGCACTGGTGCAAACTGAGCAGTAGGGGTAGCGTCAATGACAGTACCACCAACTGCATTCATAACTGTTGCAACAGGGCTACTGACAAGAAGTGCAGATTCCAACGTAGCAATCGGTACTTCAACAGCAGCATCAACTGCTGTATTAACATTAGTTAAGAACTCTTGGTATGTATCGCCACGAACAGTGAAGATAGTACCAGCCTTAGTCTTAACATTTAATACATAATTTTTTTCACTCATCTATTTCTTCTATCCTTTTCTTATTCCATTTGCATTTATCTTTTACACTACACATAACGCAATGATTTAAATTAGGCATAAATAATTCTGCTTTACGAGCAGTATCAAACTTAGTAACCAATTCTATAATCATATCTTTTGGATATGCATCAAGGTCAACTAACTCTTTGATACCACCATTACGACCCATCCAGTATGCTCCCCACTTGGGGCGAATACCATACTCTTCTTCAATACCAGCAGCATAGAAAGCCAACTGCAAATCAGACGACGGGCTACGAGAACCTGTCTTTAAATCTATAACAACTAACTCACCATCAGGGTTAATCATAACCCTATCAATGTGCATCTGAACAGGAACATCATTCCATATTGGTGTTGTAGATAATTCAATAGCAGGAATACCGGGTACTGGTTCCCATATTACATATGGGTGCGAACCATTACGCCACTCAATCCAACGGTTAACCATAAGCGGACCGTTGTTTTCCCACCACGTAGAGTTTTCTTTGTCAGGATAGTCTTTGGTCTTACGACCACCGGCTTTCCATTCTGTACTGGCAACATCACTGCGTGACTTCTGTTGACTGATAGCATACGACCATGCTTTATCCCAATAGTTAATCATTTGCCCTCTTTGTAATATAGGTCACGGTCGTACAGTTCAGTAGCAACATGTACTGCTGAGCCACCAACAAGATACCATGCTGGTATTTCTGAAACTTTCTCAACTCTAGTCAGATAATACTTCCAACCACAATCAAGATAAGTAGTTAGTGATGAATAAGAAACATGAGGTGGTAACTCATATCCATTAATTGTTATCATCTAAATCCTCTCTCAAGGAATCAACCATGAGATCAACATAATATTCTTCTAATGCTAACACACAAGAAGGACATATGTATTCCATTCTTTGTAAATCTCTTACGGAAGATTCGCAACATTCCATACTAATCAACTCCTAAGTAACGGATGATACTGATAGGTTCAACCAGCAGAATGTTATGGGTTTTACGATACTCGCGTCTAGCCCAAGGTGTCATGCCACCCCAGATACCATGCTTCTCATGTTTGATACCCCAATCACGACACTTATTTAGAATCTCGCAACTGTTGCAAATATTAATAGCAAGACGGTTTACTTCTGCACCTGTAAACAGATTATCTTCAATTGAATCTTCATAGTCAGTTGCATACCACCAACGAGTATCTTCGCCAGCACATGCAGGATTACCAAAAGATTCCCAGTCTGGTAGTGGAATCATATTAGCCATATAAACTCCTAGTATCTTAGTAATTCATAAGCACGGTTCTTGATAGGCAAATCTTTACCTGTAATAATCTTACGTTCTTGACGGTAGAAACCATCCATAGTTGCAGCACCATGGTCTGCTTCTTCAATGATAGTTTGAAATGCAGCAAACTTAGTACCAGCGATACCAGTCTGAGTACCAGTACCACCATCCCAGATGAACTGCGCACGACCACGTGCAGCAATGATACTAGAATGAACACGACGTTGAGCAGGACTTAACAAATCATACGCAGTGTCTTGAATGATACTAGGCATAGGGTATACTCTACCTAAGAAACGACGGAACTCACCATCATCAAACGACTGATTCAACAACCAAGAAGAGATATCTGTATAGTGTTTAATGTCTTCACGAATAACATTGAACACTGACTTAATAGTATCAAAGTCTACTACAGAATTAGTAGTATGACGAATAGAATAATAAGAATTATTCTTCTTGGCTTCTTGAAACTTAGCATTAATCTGATTAGTACAACTAATACGATTAATCATAGGTGCTAATTGAAATGGTGTTGAACCATCATGTGAAGTGCGAGCAAGAATATATGCAGCATGAGGATCATTACCAATACTAATCTCACTACTGAATTGCAACACAGCCCACACGGTTTTACCGCCACCTAATTCACCGGCAGCACCATACTTAGTAATACCACTTTCAACTAGCGGGTCAAGACTAGAAAAGATTTCACTGTTCTGAAATACTTTATACCGTCCACCCACTACACTAAGCACAGACTCTTCACCGTTAGATGTAGTTTTAACAGTAGCAAACTTATCATCAATAGGAACAGGGTCAAACGAACCAGCAGCATAGACAGGATTAAGACTAACCTTCCAATCTAAATTACTTTTATTCATCAAGTCAGTAGCAGAATAAATTTCTTGCTCGTGATTTTTAACAAACTTAAACTCCCTGTTTGTCATCTGATTCTCCTTCAATCAAATCATTAATAGCCTTATCAAAATCCATACTATTAAACTGGTCAGACATAATCTCGTTGATAACTTCTTCACCAACATTATGTGCAGCAGCAATAAGTAACGTTGCTAAAATTTCTGTATCATGAATAGCGC